AAACTCTGCTTGTAAGAATCAATCAGTCTAGCACTGAATTGTAAGAGACAGATATAGGTGCGGGTGCGTACAGAAAACCTAATGAAAAATCATCAGCCACTGCACGCTGGAAACCATAATCAGATGTGGCATCCAAATCTTGTACCGAAGTATAAGGTTTCAATGTCATAACAACTGGAAATCGTTCCAAGAAGTTTTCAGGGAAATCCGTATTGTACGAAACCCTGGTGATATGAGTGCCCTGATAATAAGGCACACGAAGATCAATTAAACCTTCCAAGTTTGGGATAACTGGGACTTGACGTTGGTAACGTCTACCCATATTATCACCATTAGAGAGTGTATAAAACAACCTACTTGGAATTGTTGTAAAAGGTGAAATTGCAGTCAAATATTGCTTGTCTGGCCGCGACGTTATCACACGGAGGTTAAAACCTCCCTTTGTGAAAGCGTACATGGACATCAAAGTATCAATTATGTCTGCATTTTGATCTGTTGGAGTTACACCCAAAGTTTGTAATCGGGCTGAACCCACATCAACAGAAACACCTCTTGAATCAAGAATATTGGTTAGAATACCAAAATATTGATAAGATAACATTATTTGTTTTATTGACTTCACCATTTCACCAAAAGTAGAATGTAATATCCCACCCATAGGCTTCGGACCATCAGAATTGATACCCACCAAACTTCCTGTTTCCATCAAGTCTGAACGACCAGGCAATTCACCACCGGGGTAAAGAGCAGCAGTCGACAAACCTTGAGTCCGGATTATATCTTCTTCTTCAATTTCAGAAACTAGTAACGTATTAACGGGTCGATATCCACACTGACTTGGGTAACCAAGCCTGACATTCGTCGCGTGAAACTTTGTCTCCACATAAACAGTCGTAGGTGCAACTTCGGATGTAGCCTTCAAAGGTACTTCCAAAAATACAACAATCTGTCCAATAGAAGTCAACGTTTCATCATTTGTGGGTGCCAAGTCGTTATTGACGCCCGCGACAAAAAGGAAAGGAGTCGCGGCAACCTCAGGGCATTTAGCCTGATAAGTCACTGTATCACCAAAAACAACAACAGAAGAGTTATTATCATCGATGGTAACAGTAGACAAGTCAGTTAAGCTTGTAGCACCTGGGATTACAGCAAAACGCAATCGAACATTATGAAATTTCGTCATGAATGCCTCAAAATCAAACACACAAGTGCCCATCCAATATCTAAAAAGGGTGGCAATTGCAGTCTGATGCGACATGTACCATGCTGAACCAACATTGGTAAAGCCTGGACCTGCCGCTAGAAAATACTTCATCAAATCTATATTATACCTTGCTAGTACAGTACCAGCAGGCATTTCAGTAGATATTGGGAAAATATCTATCGTATTTGGGGCACGCATAATAAAATCAATCGACATTTCATCCAGGGATGATCCATAGGAACCGTCATCTGTTTGCACAGTATTACCTGTACATACAGTGAACTCATGCGAGTTGGCTACACCATCAGAAGTGACAGTGGAAACACCAGGCATTTGTTTGAATAAGGAAGGGGGTGTATCATTAACTGGTTTAGACCAGCCAAATGAAGAGAAAATGTTGGCAAGAGCACCAGCAATAGGACTTACAGCGCTAGCTATATTTCCAATTACCGGTACACCTGATAACATATTCGCTATCCCAGAAACTGCACCTGCAGTCTGGGATAACACTCCACTCTTTAAAAATCCGGTTGCCTCAGATATACCCTGAGTACGAATGTCGACAAATTTATCAGTCTTCATAATATCACGAAGTACAGCCAATTCAGCTTTCATATCTTCAAATTCCTTTGTATGCTCTTTTTCTTTAGTTCTCAGAACAGCTTCCTCCGCAGTATCCAAACCTGTTGGATATTCGATTGAAATGTTCGTGAACTTAGCATACATTTGGTAATTCACAGCACCCCCGGCACTTGGTGTCAATCGAGAAAGGATGAGATATCCATTCCGACCCACACCAGTTACCAAATTTCTATGGGTGTATGGTGAAATCCAAGGAAGAGTGATAGATGAATTTTGGTTCTTCGCGATGTTAATCGTTA